GTTGGAGTCATCTTTAGGCGGTATAACCGATACAATTCTAGGCATTGATATTCATCCTTATAAAGTCACCAAAATAGGCTGATCTTAGAAATTGCTTTATTGACTCAACAAGTTCACAAATGCTATTGCATTCAACTTCTAATGCTCCACACCTTACGGCGATAGGAAAGCTATAGTTATTGAAGTCAAATTTAAGAGGTGACAGTTGTTTAACTTCCGGTTCAGACAAATCAAATAAAATGAAATTTCTGTTAGTTGCTTTTGCAGCTACTGAATTCAACTCTTGTAAAATGCTTTGAACCTCAGCCTTTATTCTTTCACTATCCGCTGCTTTCTGAAGCCCAATCTCTACTGCCTCTTGAAAGCTAATACATTCACTTGTGCTCATAACATCACCCATCTAGTGATCCTGACCGTTGTGCTGGTTCACTATCTTCAAGCATTAATAGAACTTCGGATAACTGAGCAGATTGTTCTGCATTGATTTGGACGATCAAGCTATTCTGTTCGACCAGCCTATTGTTGTGGTCAGTCAGCTTATTGTTTTGATCTATAAGCTTGTTTGTCTGCTCGATTAGCTTAAGCACCACATCTTGAAAATTTGAATCATTGCTCATTTTGATAACACCACTTAAGGTCATCCGGGATAATCAACATCACGCCCAAGTCTCTATGTGCATAGATGTTGATCTTATCCAGATATTTGGTGAATTCTTTAATGGTGGCCTTCTTGCTTTGCAGATGGTCTTTAATGAAGGTATTGACCAAAACTTGGTAATCCTTTTCAAGTTGACGGCGCTTAGGTCCATCGAATGCTTGAATAACATCTTTAAAGTTCTGCAAAGCCATGTACTTTTCTGCAGTCTCTTGCCGACCCTCAACATAGATCCGGGCAAGAAACTTTTTCTTAAAAAGTAAATGAAGGTCATCCTTTGAATTACCGGTCTTTTGCCTGATCTGTTCAAGCCAAGCCCAGTAAAGCCGATTTTGTGCGGCGCTCCTGTCGTCTTCCTTCTGATTGATTCTAACCACTAAAGGCTTCCCTTCACTCGCTGCCTTTGCATGATTAGTATTGAGATAGCCAATTACATAGTTGATGTCAGAATGGTTTTTGATGACGAATCGTGGTTCCATTTTGACCTCGCAATAAAAAACCACCCAAGGGTGACTTAACAACCTGTTGGCTGAGCTACCGCACGAACTAGAGCCATGATGCCTGTCTGAATGTCAGTTTTCCCAATAGCAGCCCAACGCAAAGGCTCAGCGTCTTTGAAACGTTCATATTCTTGCCATTCAGCACTTGCAAAGTCATTTGGAGCTAACTGGGCGCGTTTAGCTGCTGCTTGTTTAACTTCTAAATCTGTGTTTAAGCGGTTTGCCAATTCAGCCTGAAGTGTAAGTAGTTCTGCACCTTTTTCTTTGATGCGATTCATTAGGTCAACTTCTTCTTGAGAAAGTTCACGATAGCCTTTGATTTTACGATGTTGGTTTTCCATTTTAATTCTCACAAAAAAAAGCCCGTCATTTCTGACAGGCTCTGCATTTCAGGACTTAAGACTTATCTATCCATAATTAAAGGTAGATGTCTTTCACGTTAGTCTCGAGATGTGGTGTTTAACCACGATAATCATCATTGCCGTAGTTTTCAAGCTTAATTAAATCTTCATGTGTATCTGAAAGTAAAAGCTTAAATGATTTGGCCAATTCAACCAGGTCAGCAGCACGCGCACCGACTTCTGGAATATTAGTGTGATTGATAATGCATTGGTTTTCGGCAATAACCTTTTCTGCAAACTCGAATGCTCGTTCAATCATCTTAGATTTTGTTGCTTTAGTTCCCATCAGAAAACCTCTTCATTGTTATTTAAATTAAGCATCCGCTCTGTTTTTTCTAACCACCGATCAAACATTGCTTCACTCTCTGCCCGATTACCCAATTGAAAGGTATCGAATAGGAAATGACATTTATGGCATAACGGCACTGTAAACTCGTCACTAGCCTTTTTCGATCTACACTTACCATGCTTCATACTGTTCGAATGAGCCGCTTGCGAATGAGGATAGCCGCATCTAACGCAGGGTAGCGCTCTTATTTCGTTTAGCCTCTTTGTCGAACGCATTTTCTAGGTTCTCTATTCTAGTTCTGAGAGTATTTACTTCACGCTGACATTCAGTCTTAAACGTATGACTGCTGAATAAATGGTTATAGTTTTCTAACCGGCTAAGATTACGTTTATAGATTTCTAAATTCTTCTTCGCTTCGATTGTGTCCATGTTCACCCCAAAAAAGAAAGCCCCTCAACATCCAGAATGCGAGGGGCTTTGTTTGCCGTAATACGTTCGGCTAATTCGCGTAATTGTCTCGACGCTTTCCACACTTACGACACTCAACCTGAACGAAAATATCAGACTCATAATCGTAGTGATGAAAGCAGAATAGGCGCTTTAGGAACTGGAGCATGCGGATCTCCTGAATTTTGGTGGGCCCGAT